TAGTTTTTGCCCTGTAGCTCAATGGTAGAGCGAGCGGCTGTTAACCGCTAGGTTATAGGTTCGAGTCCTATCGGGGCAGCTTGCTTCGCCCTCATAACTCAATCGGTAGAGTAGCGGTCTTTTAAACCGTATGTTGTAGGTTCAAGTCCTACTGGGGGTACTATGACTACATTTACTGAACAACTAATTAATAGAAGAACAGAAGATGGAAAATGGTTGCAAGGTTGTGATCATACTACATTACTTCTAAATCCTAAAATTAGAAATCAATTTATAAGCCAATCCATAAAAGACTTAACTAAACATATTAATAAGTTTGATTCTATAGTTTGCTGTGGAGTAAGTGGTCTTTTAATTGTTCCTACAATATCAGAAATTATTAAAAAGAATATTGTTGTAGTAAGAAAAGAAAATGAAAAAAGATATTCTCCATTTCAATATGAAGGAGTAGTACCTAATAATTATATAATCATAGATGATTTAATATGTAGTGGAGATACCGTTAAGCACATTCTTAATACATTAAAAGAAGACTGCCCTTCATCAAAATGTATAGGAGTTTATACTTTTATAAAAGATAAATGTGTGTATCGTAAAATGCCTAGTTTGTGTAAAAGAGATTTAAAGATAGATTACTTATGAAAGAAGAAATAACAAGTTGTGGTTTGAGTATTCCTGATTATAATATACCGGGAAACCTATTTTTAAAAAACGATTGGGAAGAGAACCCCACGCCTAATTGTGGAGTTCTTTGTCTATGGATTCTTAAAGAGACAGATGATGAAGATAAACAATGATCCAAAATTAGATTTTGATGATGTGTTGCTTGTTCCTCAGAGAAGTAGAACTGCATCAAGAAAAGAAATAGAATTAAATAGAAATTTTTCTTTCTATCACTCTAAACAAAAATGGAATGGTATTCCAATATTTGCTGCTAACATGGATACTACTGGTACAGTAGCGATGTCTAATGTTTTAACTAAATATAAAATACCAACGTGCTTACATAAACATTATGATAAACAACAATACAATGATATAATTATAAATTATGGCTATCAATGGTATAGTATAGGAATAAAAGAAAATGATTTGGACAAATTAAGATATTTTTGCCAAGAAACAAAAAGAGTTCCTAATATATGTGTTGATGTGGCTAATGGATATACTGATGACTTTGTAAATTTTTGTAGAAATTTAAGAGAAGAGTTTGGTAGTGATCCTATTATTGTAGCAGGAAATGTTTGTACGCCAGAAATGGTTCAAGAATTAATATTGCATGGTGGAGTTGATATTGTAAAAGTAGGTATTGGCCCCGGTAGTGCATGTACTACAAGATTAAAAACAGGAGTTGGTTATCCACAATTATCAGCTATAATAGAATGTGGTCATGCTGCACATGGACTAAGGGCAGGACAAAGTAGATTAGGATTAATATGTGCTGATGGAGGTTGTAGAACTTCATCTGATGTATGTAAGGCTTTTGCTGCTGGTGCAGACTTTGTGATGCTTGGTGGTATGCTTGCTGGTGCAGAACAATGTGAAGGTAAATGGAATATAGAAAATGGACAAAAACAATCCCTACAATTTTATGGAATGTCATCATACGAGGCTCAACAAAAATATGGGGGTGTAAAAGATTATAGAGCAAGTGAAGGCAGGGTTAAAACAATTCCCTATAAAGGTGATGCTTCATTAATTGTTGAAGATATTTTAGGAGGATTAAGAAGTGCTTGTGCATATATTGGCTCTACTTCTTTAAAAGATATGAGCAAGTGTGCAGAATTTAATATGGTCAACAGAACACATTTTGATCAGAGTGTATAATATGGATAGAATACATCCTGCAACATGGATACTGTGGGGTTTGTTGATGATTAGTATAGCTACTAATTTTGTACAACAATCTCAAATAAAAAGACTTGAAAAAGAAATTGCACCTGTTATAATTAGACAGAACATTGAAATTTTTACTAAACCACCAGAAGGTATCAGATACATTAGGCATGGGTTTTAACTATGAAACAAGAAATACTACAACTAAGATCAAAGGGTTTAACCTACGACCAGATTGCCGATAGACTTGGTTGTTCTAAATCCACAATATCTTTTCATTGTTCAAAGAACGGGAAGGCAAGAGTGGCAGCAAGAAACCAAAAAAACAGAAAGAAAGACCCTTTAAGAAAAAAGATTCATCAGTTCAATGACAGACCTGTTTATGAGAAAATATACAACTTTAACGGATGTAGAATGAAGGATACTAAGTTTACAAAGCAAGACCTACTAAATAAAATAGGAGATAGTCCTACTTGTGCAATAACAGGGGTTCCTATAGAGTTATCAAAACCAGAAACATATTCTTTAGATCATATAATGCCACGATCTAGGGGTGGAGAAAATTCACTAGATAATTGCCAGCTAGTAACAAGACAAGTAAATCAAGCAAAAAGTGACATGACAACTGAAGAATTTGTTTTATTGTGTAAGCAAGTTATAGCAAAGAATAGGGGGCGTACTGGTTTCGACAGGTAAAGAGAAATATAGATCGCATCGACTGGTTGATCTAAAGGCCAGTTTAAAAATAGATCACACTTTAATTGCCGATACTTCTGTATTAGCACTCGCCGCTTAGGTGAGAGGGGTTGCATAAACCTTTTTACCCAATTATGCTGACTCCGATAATCGGATAGGGTTGTCCTACCTGAACTAAGAAGGTCGATGAGCGTAATCGCTCTGACATTTGGAAAGACAAATAGTTTTGTCTGTAGTATTAATAACAACAGACTAACGATGTAGAAGTTTATGTGGAATTTATACTGGACAGGGGTTCAACTCCCCTCGCCTCCACTAATAATTATGTTAAATAACACAGACATTAAAACGCATACCGTTCCAGAAAAAGATATGCAACTTATATGGAACAATACTAAAGAAGCTGAAAAAGCATTTGGTGGATTATTTATGGATGGAAAATCTCAAATAAGAAAACCTGTTGCACGTTCTGCTTTTATGTCAATAGATCAACTTGTAGGACAAATTGCTAATTATTGTGCTTCTTATATTTTAACTGGTTCTACCCAAGGATATGTTGAAGCCAGAAATAAAGCTAATTCTAATCCAAGCAGAGGAGATCAAGGTACAGATATTATTGGTTTGCAGAATATAGACATTAAAGGAAGTTTAATGAGATATTCAAGTGATCCTCTTAAATATAGATTGCTTGTAAGAGAAAAAGAAAGACATTCTAACGGTATTTATGTTTTAGCTTTAGTGCCAAAAAAAAGACCGTATAAAACATATTTAGTAGGATGGGCAAAGGATTGTGATTTACCAGAAGATAAGTATAACGGATCAATAAAATCATTACATGGTGCTTATGTTTTAGAGGCTAATAATTTAAGGCCAATACAAACCCTGTTAAATGAAGACTAAAGTAATAATATTATCGCTCCTATTAGCTTTAAATACCGTACAAATGTTTCGGCATAATCAGGTATGCAGATTTTTAATAGACGGCAGACCAAAGCAGATAACATACTTTCATACTACATTTATGTTTGCACATATTGAAATTGAAGTTATCGAACCAGAGATAAGAAAAGATTGTGCCGCTTTTAGATGTTTGAACATATATTTATTTCTTGAAAACTTTCACATACATCACACATTTCATTGGAGATACATAAAATTTATTGAAACATAAGGTGTATAGTAATAGTGTTGCAGCATCACTATTACTTGGAGACACATCTAATGTTTAAAAAATCTAAACTACATTTGCAAGAAAATGACATGACATATTGGGAACACTTTAGATTCGCTTCAGGTTATGGTGTTCAGTGCATACATCACGGTATACTTCTTATACTACATTCAATAATTCCTGCTTATTTTTCTAAAGCTGGTAGTAATCTTGTGAACAAATTAAATAAAGTATTTACTGAACAAAATGAATATTTGAAACTAAAACATAGAGTGGAAGCCTTTAAAAAGATAGTGTATCATTATCGTTCAAAAGAATTAAAATGAAAACTGCGTATAGATATTATATTCATCACGATTATAAATATGTCTATTATGCTGTTCCTAAAGTTTGCACTCGTACAATCTTGGAATGGTTATTAAACAACAAATGTATAAATTTTGATAAATTGATTTTAAGTAGCACAGGTAACTACTACCCTGCTCCTTATTATAGGCCAAGATTACCAAAAGAACATCAAACCTATTTTACTTTTGCTTTTTGTAGAAATCCTTTTGACAGATTAGTTTCTTTATATTTTAATAAAGTAATTGGAGAGAAAAGTAAATATAGGCTTAAATTCTATCAACAATGGGAAGATAAGAATTTTAAAACTTTTGTTTCTGACTTATGTGACATTCACTTTGATAAACTAGACGGTCATGCAAAACTTCAAAACTCTATTATTCCAGAAAATATTAGTTTTTTAGGAAGATTTGAAAATTTTAATAAAGATTTTAATTATGTAACTAATATTTTATTTAAAGAAAGTTTTAAAAACATATTACACCTTAACAAAACAAATCACAAACACTACTCCGAATACTATGATAAAAGTCTTGTACAAAAAGTATATAAAAAATATTACCAGGATTTTGAAAGATTTGGATATACTTTCTAAAGTTTACTTGACAGACATGACGATATAAAGTATACTGTAAGGAACAGGAATCACAAGACACAGGATACTATAATGAACAGCACAGAATATGTTATGGCTATGATAACCGAACTGCGTAATAATAGCGGTACGATTGCCAAGCAAGAAATTATTGCTAAATATTGTAAAGCAGGAAAAGAGGAAGATAACGGAGATCAGCTTCATGCTAGAAATGTATTGAATCTAGCACATAATGACTATCTTATGTATGGCTTAACAAGTAGTCAAGTTAAGAAAAGACAAGACCTGTTTTTCGGAGATTGTGAACCGGGATATGGTTTATGTCAACTGTTCAATGATTTAACTCTTCGTAGATACACAGGACATGACGCTATCAGGATTGTTAATGCCTATATCAATAAATTTCCTGAACAAGAAGAACTTGTGTATTGTATCTTAGATAAAGACCTGAAGACTAAAGTTGGTGTTAAACTTATTAATAAAGTTATTCCTGATTTTATTCCAGAGTTCAGCGTTGCTCTTGCAGAAAAGTATGAGCCTAAATTAGTGGAGTGGGAAGATGAGTGGTTTGTATCTCGTAAACTTGATGGGGTTAGATGTTTGGCTATTGTCGATAGTTTTGGCAATACTACTTTCTACTCCCGAACGGGCAAAGAATTTACTACCTTGGGTGTTGTTGCCGATGGGATTACAAGTCTTGGTTTATCTGATGTTGTGTTTGATGGGGAACTCTGTCTAATCGACGAAAATGGTAATGAAGATTTTCAGGGTATTATGAAACAACTTCGTAAGAAAGATCATACTATTGAAAATCCTTCTTATAAAATCTTTGACATGATGACTCAAGATGAGTTTAAGGCAAAGAAAAGTAATGATAATCTTTATCAAAGATATAAAGAATTATTGTTTACTATGGAGGACAACGAGTGTCCCTGCCTGTCTGTATTAGAAATGGAGATAGTAAATGATGACGACCATTTCCAAGAGTGGGTATCTAAAGCAGACGATAATGGCTGGGAAGGTGTTATGCTTCGTAAGAATGTTCAGTATAAAGGTAAACGCAGTAAAGATTTACTTAAAGTAAAAACTTTCCATGATGCTGAGTATGAGGTTTTAGATACAGAGATGGGTATGTTTCCTCTAACAATAAATGGTAAAGAAACCGAAGAAGAAATGCTATCCTGTGTTTATATTAAGCATAAAGATAACCTTGTCAGAGTAGGTAGTGGATTTAGTATAGAACAGAGACAAGACTTCTACAATAATCCTGATGCTATCTTGGGTAAGGTTATAACAGTTCAATATTTTGAAGAGACTAAAAATCAGGAGGGAGGGATTAGTCTTAGATTTCCAACATTTAAAATACTACATGGACAAACCAGAACAGTATAATGACAGAGATAACCATTGAAGAGTTTTATAAAAATAATACAGTAGATCAAGATTTTGATCATGTTTTTTATCAAAAAATTTACCCTGAAACGAAACAATTTTA